CAAGCCCACGGCTATTGCTGATCTGGCAGGTGATGCCAGTATCATCGACTATCCTGCCAACGCGCATCTGGTGTTGGTGTGGCAGGCGGCTGCTCTCCTCCTCCTCAAGGGTGGCACGGAAGCGGCGGCAGCAGCCAACCTGAAGGCGATGGCCGACGATGATCGCAAGTCGCTCCTCGACGACATTCGTCGCATGACGATCAACCCGACGATGATGGCCTATCCAGATGTGAAGTACGACTGGAGTGGCGGTTAATGGCAGGCCGTGAGAAGGTCGTAGACCAGCAGCCCAAGTTTGATGGGGGGCTGAATAGCGTGTCGGATGACGCGAGTGTGCTGCCCAACCAGATGCGGAGGGCGGACAATGCGCGGTTGACAGACTACGGGGCCGTCACGAAGCGGGGTGGGACGAAGCGGACCACCGCCTCTCCCATTGCCGCTGCCAGTATCCTGAATGGATACACATGGCGGAAAGATGGCGGGACGCAAGAGTTGATGATTGTCTGCAACGGGCTGCTGCATACGTCCACCTATTTGTCTACCTACCCGTGGACATGGACCGCTCAAGCTGGCGCGTTGTCTACGACGGTCACTCCGTCCTTTGTGCAATTCCGTGATGCCACGGCAGATGTGGTCTACATCGCAGACGGTGGCCTCCTCAACGTGTGGAACGGCACCGCGCTGACGACCAACATTGTTGGGACGCTTGCGGTCACCAATCTTGCGGTCCATAACCAGCGGTTGTGGGGATGCGGCAATGCAACGTTCCCCGATTCTATTTTCTATTCGGCGCTAAACAATGGCGACACGTTTGCCAACGGGTCAGCGGGTGGTGGGCAGATCATCGTCCGCACCTTCTCCGATGAAACGGTCGTTGGGGTGGCGTCGGTCAACACCTCGCTACTGATCTTCCACCGTCGCGGTATCTCCCGTTTGACAGGCTACGGGCAGGACGACATCACCGTTGCCCCGCAAGGTTTGACAGCAGATGTTGGCACGATTGCTCCACGATCCATTGTCAGCATTGGCAATCTGGGGTTCTTCGTGTCTGAGCGGGGGCTGTACTCCTGCAACGAATCAGAAGTGTCGGCAGTCGGTACGGTAGAAACGCCTGACCCCCTCTTGCCAGTCATTCGGAATCTGACCTCGGCACAGGTGGCAAATATCAGCGCAACGTTCAACCGTGCAACCCGTGAGTTGTGGGTGAACGTGCCAACGTATGGCGTGTACGTCTATCACACCGTGCTACGGGCATGGTCTGGTCCGTGGGAGTCTGGGTTCTTGGACCCTGCCACGACCACCCTGTTTGATAGCATTGATTCGAATGGACTGCCTGCCCTGCTTCGGGGTGATGAGGATGGGTATGTCACAACCTGCGATGAGACGGGGGTGGTCGTTGATAACCAACTGTCTGATGGCACGGGTGGGACTCCGTATACCATGACCATCCAGATGCACCGGATGTACTGCGGAGATGATGCGCTGTCAAAGTCGCTTCGTTTTGGCTACATCACGGCGTCACTGGACAGTTCTTCGTCAACCATTATTAAGTGGGTGACAGACTCCACCACGGACACCTATACGTTACCGACGACCTTCGTCTCAAGTCGATGGGGCACTGGCATCTGGGGATACGGGCTGTGGGGAAGCGCCAATAGCAGCAATTACCGTGTGCAGATGAGCGGCACGGGGTATTACATCGACGTGTCTATCATCGACGCAGGCCAAACGATTCCTGTCTTTGGTCGTTTCCAGCTAGAAACTTTTGCCCTTGGGAGGCGCTAGTGGCGCAAACAATCGGTCAGCATGGCGTTGCCGCCTTTACCAGTCCGGTCAATGGCGACCTACTCAACGCAACGGTCGTCCTCAGCAACGACAACACCACCCGCAGTGCCTACGTTGACCACGACATCGACAGTGGCATCCATGTGCAGTCGTCGCTGTTAGCCGCTCGTCCTGCGGCGGGCACGGCTGGACGGAAGTGGATGACCACGGACACGGGCGCTGTCAAACTGTGGTTTGATACGGGCGCAGCGTGGGAGGAGATTGCCTATCTGCCGTCTGCTGGTGGAACTGTTGCGGGTGCGCTTACCGTCACGGGGCTTATCACCGCAACGGGTGGCGTGTCTGGTAACGTCACTGGGGCGCTGACGGGCAACGCCAGCACCGCAACGACGCTGCAAACCTCGCGCAACATCAACGGCGTGGCGTTTAACGGTAGCGCCGACATTACGATCACCGCTGTTGCTGATGCGTCAGCGTTAACGGGCGCAACCCTCGCCGCCAACGTGTTGGCATCCAGCCTGACTAGCGTTGGTGCCCTCAGTGCTGGCTCAATCTCGTCGGGGTTTGGCGCGATTGATATTGGCGCTGACGCCTTTACGGGAGCGGGAACGGGTCTGACCGGAACAGCGGCGGGGCTAACGGCTGGCGGCAATGCCGTTCTTGGCGCAAACACGTTTACCGCTGCACAAGAGTGGGCCACTGGAACATCCATTGCTTCCGCAGCCACCGTCAACCTCGATACGGCCACGGGCAACCGTGTTCACATCACGGGCACGACAACGATCACGGCGGTTACGCTAACCCGTGGCCCCCGCACGGTCATCTTCGATGGCATCCTGACCCTCACGCACAACGCCACAACGAACAACTTGCCGAGTGCGGCGAATATCACCACCGCAGTCGGTGACCGAGCGGTGTACGAAAGCGATGGGACGACGGTGTATTGCGTGAGCTATATCCGCGCAAACGGGGAAGCCGTCGTTGGGACTAGCTCGGCGTCGGTTGTCAACTATCCGCAGCTCATAAAATCCGTAGACTACACCCTCGTCCTTGGGGATGCAGGGTATCAGATATTCCACCCAGCGTCAGATACGGCGGCACGGGTCTTCACGATCCCCGCGAACTCCAGCGTCGCCTACACTATTGGCACCGTGCTGGTATTTGTAAACGAAAAGGGGGCGAAGCCGTTGAGCGTAGCAATTACGACCGATACGCTACGAAGCACCCTGCTCACAACAGGCACCCAGAAGGTTCCTGCTGGCAATATGCTGACGGCGTTGAAAATAGCGGCAACAACGTGGCTCTGCTGGCCTGCTACCCCAGTGAGCTTAAATCGTGCGTTGGCTACTGCTTCCGATTCTACCCCATATGTCACTGTGTACCCATGGACTAGTGCAGGATTTGGACCAAAGTTTGCCAACCCTGCAACACTACCTGCTGGGCAAAGCTATGGCGTAGCTTTTTCTTTAGATGGAACAGCACTGGCTTTTGTTCACAACGTTTCTCCTTATATCAGTGCCTACCCGTGGAGTAGTGCAGGGTTTGGGGCAAAGTTTACCAATCCTGCCACATTGCCTTCTAATCAAGGGAATGGCGTAGCCTTCTCCCCAGACGGAACAGCACTGGCCGTTGCCCATAACAGCACGCCTTATATCAGTGCCTACCCGTGGAGTAGTGCAGGATTTGGAACAAAGTATGCTAACCCTGCGACACTACCTGCTGGTACTGGGCGTGGCGTAGCGTTTTCTCCAGCCGGGACAGAAATAGTTATTGCTCACTTTGGTTCCCCTTGGGTCAGTGCATATGCGTGGAGTGGTGCAGGGTTTGGATCAAGGTTTACTAACCCTGCAACACCGTTCGGCAACAACAATGGGCGTGGCGTAGCCTTCTCTCCAGCAGGAACAGAACTGGCTATTGCTCACGACGACTCCCCATACGTCCAAGCATACACATGGAGTGCGTCAGGATTCGGAACGAGGTTTACTAACCCTGCAACACTGCCTACTAATAATGGCTATTCCGCAGCCTTCTCTCCAGACGGAACAGCGTTGGCTATTGGTCACTTTACTTCCCCTTACGTCACGGCATATCCGTGGAGTAGTGCGGGATTTGGAACAAAGTTTACAAACCCTGCAACAGCGGTGGGTGCTGGTTCCGTTGGATACGGCGTAGCGTTTTCTCCGAATGGAACAGAACTGGCTGTTGCTCATGATACCAGCCCTTACGTCGGTGCATATCAGTGGACCAGTGCAGGATTTGGATCAAAGTATGCTGACCCTGCGACACTATCTACTGGTACTAACTATGCCGTAGCGTTTTCTCCAGCTTAACCAAGAGACATCAATGATCTACTCACAACTCTCTCCCTCGTACAAATACGACACCCTCGCTGATGCAATCTACGGACGCGAGGTAGAGTATTTTCACTACGACTTTGACCGCATCAACTTTGAACATATCCTCAAAGACCTACCCGAGTGCGAGTACCGGACAAACATCGAGAACCGTCTTGCGGATACCGTAGGCACGATGGCGCAGGTGGAAAGAACCGTGTCGGCGTTGCTGGCACAGATCGACGATCCCACCGCGTATGCGGAAGGGGTTGCCCGTGCCATTGAGCGCCGAGAGGCCGCTAAACTGAAGGAGAAGGCATGAGATACGTCCAAGCCAGCGGAACGACCTTCCTCCGTCATGTCATTGATAACGGCGAGCCGACCGTGTGGGACGAGAACAACACCGTCCGAGCCAGTCAACTGACCCCAGCAGAGGCGACAACGTTCGGCGTCTCTAAGCTCAAACTCGTTACGCCTCCCCCGTACAACCCGCTCACGCAGGTTCGTACAGATGCCGACGCCGTGCTGGTGGACGGGGTGTGGACGCAGCAGTGGGTGGTGACGGACAAGTCGGTGGACGAAGTAGAAACGGCCAAGCAATCCACGTTGAGCAGTCTGCGGCTGACCCGTGACACGAAGCTGCAAGCCTGCGATTACACGCAGTTGCCCGACGTGCCGCTGACGACCGCGAAAAAGGCCGAGTGGGCAACCTACCGCCAGCAGTTGCGGGATTACATGGGCGCGGTGATCGACCCGTTTAATCCTCCTGCGTGGCCCATCCCGCCAGTGAAATAACCGATGGCCGTCCTCCTTCCTCTCCACGCGATCAAGACCTTCGCCTCGCCCGTCCTCAACGGGACTGGCACGGTCGATGCCAACACGGTACGGACCAACGACAACATCGCTGGTGCCGCCTTCAACGCGCATGACGCCGATACGTCGATCCATATCCAGTCGGGCACGTTGGCGTTGCGGCCCGTGACGGCGACGGAGGGGAGTGTGTACGTCGGGACGGACACGTTGCTCATGTACATTTTCACCGGCGGGTCGTGGAGTCAGGTGCTGTGATGGGATCAAAACGAAATGGCGGGAAGCCCACGATGGTTCGATAACACTTCATAGCAGCAAGGAGAGACACATGGCACGGAAGCGTGGCGGGTTCGCGGGCCTTTACGACAAGACCAAGAAATTTGTTAATCCGGTGCATAACGCAGCAGCTTTTGTTCAAGGTGGTCCGCTTGGCTTGTACAACAGTCGGCTCCTGACGCAAGAAGGTGGCGGGCTTAAGAAAATGGTCAACGACCCGCTGTATCAAGCGCAGGTTGCCACATTAGCGACCGGGTTGGCTGCACCTGCACTTGGCGGTGGCGCTGCGGCTGGAGGCACGGCTGGAGGCACGGTTGCTGGAGGTGGCGCGGGTGCTGGCGGCGGCGGCAAATTAGCTGGACTGTTTACGGGCCTTGGCAAAGTTGCTCGGGGCCTAAAAGGGTACGAAGACACCATTGGCAAGGTTGCGGGTGGTATCCAAGCAGAACGGAAAGACGCCCGAGCCGACGAACAGGCGCGGCTGACACGGGAAGAAACCGCCCGTATGTTTGACGAGCAGCAAAAGTTGCGGGTTCGCCAGCAGGGGAACCTTGACCAGACGGCCATGATGGACAAGCAGCAGTTTGACGAGTTGAACGCCAACCGTGCCAGACTGCGGGCGATTTTGACAGGGGGCATGTAATGGCCACGTTCAACACCGCGTTTGGCTCGTTGCCAAGCCCCAAGAAAGACCTGTTTGGCAATGCGCCGATGGGGGGAGCCGACGACGACGACCCGACAAAGGGGTTTGCGCCGGGGTCTACGACGACAAAACCCGCCGCTGCCCCTCCGCCAGCAAACACGTTTGCCGACTTGCAGAAGCAGGGCGT